AATTGATTTCTGTTAGACCATGACCATCTAGTGTCTTGCTTAACACATAGTCTTTGCCTGAACCAGGACCACCACCTAGAAATACTGCTTTGAAAATGCCTTTGTCGTGTACACCTTCACGAATGATTTCTTCGTGAAGTCTCATACCTTTACGTACATCATTGAACATTTGCTTGACATGAGCATGAGACATTGATGATGGTGCGCCTTTCTTGAAAGAATCAAGATCGCCACTCTTTGCATGTTCACGCATTTTAGAAGCAGAAATGCCAGTTACACCTTCAGCATCAGGATCACGTTCACCTGCTGAGTGTACTTTGATTTCTTTGAAATTGAAACGGGCACCTTCATGTGTGCCATTGTACTTGTGTAGCAGTCTATGATATTCTTCTGTGCGGTCAGAACCACCAACCATGTGAAGATGTGTTACACCCTTCTTGTGTAATGCTTCGGCATGGTCAAAGAATGTTGGTTTTTCTTTAGATGCTGCTGTGAAATTCGTGCCAGAAAATGCTCTCTTGGCATGTTTGACTTTTTGATCTGCTGTAAGGGGATTCTTCTTGGCGTCCTGTGAATGTGACAGAACGATATGATGTGAGCCGCCAACTTTATCGGCGATCTCTTTGACTTTATTGACTAGTTTTTCGTGACCGTTTGTAATCGGATTCATGCGACCAAATGCTAGGACGGCATGTTTCTCTTTCTGTTCACGTAGAAAATCTCTAAATTTCATAATCCCTCTACCTCTGCGGCAGTTGTTTCTGTTATTTAGTATTTAGTAGATTTCGGTGGCTCCTGTGCTGGCCATAACACCCTGGCAGTGTATTTTATCAAGTTCTACAAGACGATCTGGTTCAATGTTAAAGAAATGAGCATGTTCGGTGTCAATACCAGCATCTTGAATCACACCAATGTTTCTTCTACAGACAATTGAGTAATCATCAATCAGACTCGGACAGAATGAGAATAAACGAGTAATCAACAAGTCGGTAAATGTCTCAGCAACTTCACCAGCAAGCCAAGTCGGCATTCTTTTCTTGAACACGTACTTACCAAAGTAATCGTGTTCTGCTACATCAAACTCATCATGAAGTATAGTTCTTGCTGAAAACTTGTATATCCTACGAACAGAATACATTAGCTTCATCAACTCTGGTGACTGCTTCATCAGCATCATCATTTTCAGCATCAATAGATTTTCTGCTTCACTCTTGCGACCAGTAGACGCAAACTGAGCAATGTCTTTGTCACCAGAAAAGTCAGCAATCAAATTGACCCATTGACTCATGCTGTCATACTTTTCCCTTTCTACTTTTTCTGGTGAACCGTCAGCTAGAATAACAACTGCGTCTGGACATTTTTCTCTGAGTGAAATGAGTCCTTCGATTGTTTGTTCTAATCTTTGTTGACGATTGAGTACACCCATGTTTGGATTGAGTGCTGATGTTACAATGAATAACTGAAGTGATGGAATTATTGGTGCCATTCTACATCCGAAAATAGTTTGATTGTTTTGTAAGTTGCTTTTGATTTAATGACATGAACAATCGTGTCACTTACTTCTTTTGGTTCTAAAAACTTCTTTCTGGCTGGGTGATCTTTTTGCATAGGTGTTTGTATACCACCAGGATGAATGCTTGTGACACGAATCTCATTCATCTGTGTGTGTAATTCTGCACCCAATGCACCAGCAAATGCCGTGATCGCATGTTTAGATGCTGAGTAAACTGCTTCCCATTCCATCTCCGCAAGACCAGCAACAGAATTGATAAAGAAAATATCGCTGCCTTTGTTCATCAATCTAAGTGCTTCTTTGGTCACATACATTGTACCTTTGACATTCAAATCAATAATTCTATCTATTGAATCAAATGAAAACTCATCTTTAAACAATCCCCACTGATATACACCAGCATTGTTGACAAGCACATCAATGTATGTGCCAATTGTTTTAAATGCCTCTTCAACTTGTTTTGACTTTGTTATGTCGCATTCAACCCATTCAAATGTATCGGGATATGAATACAAGTCCATAGGTGGTTGTGAACGTGATAGACCATAAACAAAATAGCCCTCATCAATTAATCTACCTGCAATATCATAACCTAGACCATAACTACAACCTGTCACCACAGCCACTTTACGCATCATATCTCCTCAAAAACATCAATCGCCAATTTCATTTCATCTTCAGTAACATCATTTACAATCTTGTAGTTACCAATTGAAATAGGCAATGGTGCATACTGATTGCCATTACGATGCTTCGTCGCATCACGCAGACTCTCTAGCAACAACTTCATATTTGTAAAGTCTTTGTGAAATGTTTTTAGTTTCAATCTCTTCGCAACATCAAAGATTCGTTTGAGTTGAACGGTGTCAATGTAGCCACGAATAAATGAAATACATGAACTATACAAACAATCTAATGCTACTGCTTCACCATGTAACAATTCTGGTATGTTGGCCATTTCAATCACAGGACTGAATGTGTGACCAAAATCTACGCAACGATCTAATCGTTTTTCCCATAGATTGGGTCCTAGTTCAGCAATCATGTCTGTAATCGCAAGATTGATTACACGAACTGGCACAGCACCATACTGAAACTTCTCATCAATCAATATCTCTGCGTTCTCTTCTAGCAGATGAAATAGTTCAGGTGATTTGATGACAGCAAGTTTGAATATCTCTGCGATACCATTGATAATCTCTCGTTCACTCTGTGTGCGAATAAACTTCTTGTCGATGTATGTCGCCAATGGTGGATAGTATGCGCCAATACGATTGCGTCTACCTAGATGATTGACACCAACTTTTGAGCCGACGGATGCGTCAACAATTGCCAAAAGTGTTGTGGGGATTTTGATATATGGAATTCCACGACGGTATATGCTGCAAGCAAAGCCAACAATGTCAAGCAGGACACCACCGCCAATTGCGATAATCGGTTCACGGCGTAACACTCCATTCTGTTCAAAAAAATCTAAAATACGATCTACATTCTTCCAATTCTTGTTTTCTTCTTTACAGTCTACACAAAGTATTTTACAACTCATCTTGACTGCACCAAAATATGCTGCGATACTATCTTTGTATAGATCATGTACCTCAGAATCAATCACGATAATTCTACGCTCACTGTTCGTGATGTTTACAATATCTTGATTACTTGGACTGAAGATGTCAGCAGAGTATGTAAGTTTGAATTCTACTGGTAGTTCTGTTTTAACTGACCAAGTTCGTTTGAACTTGTCATAATCCATCATAAAGTCTAAACTCATTTCATCGCCTTACTCATCAATTTACACGCATGAACATAAAAATATTTTGCTTTATCAGTATCACCAGCAAGCAGTTTAAACGGAAGCATACGAATAAACTGTGATGCTTCTAGTATATCTATGAGTTTCATTTTGTCTTCTGGCAACTCAGAGATGAAGTGTTTGTTGAATGTATCAAAGTGATCCGTACCACCATGAGGAATAGACAAGTCAATTCCTTTCACATGAACATCATGATCGTTGATGAAACCATAATGACTACGTGAACATTGTAGAACTTGAGCATAATCAAGATACTTGGTGTTCCACATACTTTCATCATACAAGTCAATGAAGACAACACGATCTTCATCAAATGAATACATGATATTTTCTAGTGTTGGATTACCATGTATGTTACACTCATCGTCATTCTCTAATTCTGAAAAGTATTCTTTAAGACCATATAAGTATCCACCAATTCCTGTTACGACTTCATCATTAAAATTATATGTTCCACGATAAAAGAAATCTTCAAACTCTTTTATTTTGATAGCATCTTCAATCTTCTGTTGTATCTCTTCAACAAAATAAAGTTTTGGTGCACCAGCAATGGGTTCTTTTCTGATTGAGTGAAGTGTATTCAGTCCTTTCCAGACCGCTTGACTCATTCTGAAGATTTGGTCTTCACTTAAAGTATCTTTGCTTAGAATGCTTTTGATGTCACGAAAGCCCTCAAGATATTCCAAATCAAACCATGCCTCAACACTAGTAGAATCTACATTCACAACTTTAGGAAACAAACCAGGATATAGTGTATTGTATTCTTGTAATTTCTTTAACTGAGAGTACCAACGCATGAAACCATATTCACGATTTTCTATGCGTGAAATTTCTTTACGAACAATTTTCTCATCTGGTAGCCAATAAGTTTTACTTAATGAACCACCTTTCAATGGTATAGTTGTCATTTTGCACCTAGTGTTTGCCTTGCTATCTCAATACCGTATTCTTGTGGACTGCCTAGCACAATCGTTTCTTGATTACTACCAAGAGGATTCATAAACACTTGCTTATTAGATTGTATCATACTTTGTATCACATCAGCAATATACAATTCGCCATCTTTTTCGGCTAAATTGTTGTAATATTCCAAATACATATTACCGGTAAGAAATCCATAAAAGCCTGATGATGCGTATGGAGAGATTTGTTTCTTCTCTACAATTTCAATTACCGTATTTTCAAACGCACGAACATAAGAATATTTTGGTGAATTGCCGACAAACACATCAATATAGGCATCATGCTTTGCGGTCAAGTCATCGGCAATAAAATCTATGCGCCGACCAGTAATGATTGTGTCAGCATTGTGTACGAATGTTGGTAAGTTCTTGTTGTTCAGTTGTTCAATACCAATTGCTGCTGTATGTGCTTGACCTTTTGTGTCACCAATGTATAGAATATTGCTTTCATTCCAACCTAGTGGTTGAATTGCTTCAACAAGTTGATCTTTGAAATAAATGTCTCTCTTATTGGCCACAAGAATCAGTTGTGTAACCCAACCAAGATTCTTCAAAATATCATATATGATTGTCTTGTCATTCCATGGCAAAAGATATTTTGGTATATCAAAGCCAACATCATGAAATCGGGTGTTGTATCCCGCCATACAGATTATGAGATTCATTTGAGCCATTCTTCCATATCTTCACGCAACAATGAGTGCCATGTACCATTATATGGTCCTGGTAGGAAAGGATGATTCACATCACAGTATACAAGATTCTCACCAACAAGATTATTTCTTTTCCAGTTAGCACTCATGAAATCTTCCATCATGTACTGTACACCTGAATTGTAAAACTCATCAATATGATTATACGCATCAGCATACTTGTCCATGTTTTCTGATGAAGAGAAAGCAAACTGATCATTACCAAAATCACGATTTGGTGTCATGCGACAATTTGGTATGTGTAGTTTACTGTTATCTAATTCTTCAAATGGTATACGAGTATTGATAGCAAAGTCAAATCGTGAACGAATGACCCAATCAAACTTCATTTCAAAGTATTTTTCATATTCATACTTTGTTCGCATACACTCTTTGATAGCATATAACTGAGCATACGTTGACATACGACCATCTTTCACTTTCCAGTTTGGTGATGGTGGTGGTGTGTTTGTGTATTTTGATAAATCAACTGTGGGATTTGGCGATGTAATAAAACTATGAGCATTGTATTTCGTGGAGATTTCTCTCATCTGTTCAGCGGACATTTCCCATGAATGTAGAAATACAGTTACATCATTACCTTTGATAATGTTTTTGTAATGATATTCGTAGCCTTGTTCCCACATTCTTGGTTGGCCAGAAATACAGAGTGCTATTCTCATAGTTCACGCCCCACATTTGCTTTGTTGTCTGTAATGCCAAATGGTTTTAGTTGTTCTTTCTCCATCACAACCATGCTGTTATAAAATGCTACAGAGTATAGATTGTGATACACATCTAATGCTTCTTGTGAAATTGGTGAACCTTGAAAGTGTTGCTGATTGACAATATCAGTAGCCCGTTTACAATGCTCTGTGAATGTGCCAGCACCACGAAATACACCACCCCATGGTTGTGGCCAATAACTTGTATGGGTATCTTCACAAATGTATACACCACCTTCTTTGATGTGTGGAAAAACTTTGTTGAGTGTAGTAATTTGATGATTCATTACATGTGAGCCATCATCAATAACGATATCAAATTTGTTTTGTGTTTTGAGAAACTCTGACCAAAACTCAGGATCACTTTGATCGCCCATCACAATTTTTACATCACCAGTATATTCGTACTTCAAACATTCTTCATTGATGTCTATGGCAACGACTGATGTATCTGGTCCAAAGTATTTTAGCCACATTTCAATCGAACCACCACCAAGCACACCAATTTCAAGTATGCGTGGTGCTTTACCCACAAACTTCTTTAGATGTCTTTCATAAACATCAAAGTAGCCTGACCATTTAGTGGATGGTTTTTCTAATTCCCAAAATAGTTCTTTGATTCTATTTGTCGTCATATTTTGCCTCAATCACTTTCTTCCATTCTGGCACACGATCATACTGATGTACAATAGTATACTCTATTCCTGTTGAAGTTACAACCTTGTCACCCTCTAATTTCGGTGATGGTTCTAATAGATGTGGTCTGAATTGATCAATCTTACTTGGATCGGCAGTAGTACCTAATTGACACGCCCAACCGTATTCTGATTCGGTATACATTGACGAATCAATATAGGGATGTCTTGAAACCATTACATTGAATACTGCTTGGTCAACAATTGGTATTGGTCTATTGATACAGTTTAGGAACAACTGTAAAGTTAAATCTCTCATCGCATAACCACGACCAGCAAGAACACCGACATTGAAGATCGTGTTGTTCTTGAAGTCATCATAGATACCTTGACCATAACACTGTGTTAGATTCTCACGACCCCATGGCTCATCTTTATATTTCATGCTTTCGGAAGAAAATACCAAATCTTCTTGTTTAGATAGATTTTCTTCTAACCATTCAACAGGATTTTTTTGAAAGATAACATCTCTTACGTCAGTAGTAATCACGTAACGATAATCATTGCTTTTGAGTAATTTGTAAATGTGAACAAAACGCTCAACATGAACCATAAGATTCGATTGATACGTCAAATTACCTTCAGTGTCTTGATTGAATGCTATGATTGAGAAGCCTGCGTCAGATACCTTTTGTACAGTATCTTTGTCGCAGTTCATGAGAATCAGAACTTTGTCACCTTCAAAGCCTGATGCGTTGATTGAATTAATCCAATACTTTATTTTTGACCAATCGTAGTTGGTCGAACAACCCACTATCAAATCCTTCATAATATCTCCAATAATTTATTTTATGTCAGTTTCTTTCCAGCTTCCTGTGTATTTTTTGTATTGTTGTTGACTTTGACCAGGAGTGTCATCGAGATATTTAGCAGTGAGTTCTGGTCTTCCCCACTCACCACCGCCAGCCTTAGACACAAACTCTTGTCTACTGTCTTTGTTTGCCTTCAGATAATCTTTGAATGTTTTCATATCGTGAATGAAGAACCGCAACCGCACGTTGCGGTCACGTTTGGATTTTTGATTGTAAATGAAGCACCCATCAAATCTTCTTTATAATCAATCACAGCTTCATTCATATATTGCATACTCATACTATCTATGACAACTCCAACACCATCTCTTTCAAATGTAAAGTCATCGTCTGCTACTGGCAATTCTTCTAGTGTAAATCCATACTGAAAGCCAGAACAACCACCACCCTGAACGAACACTCTCAACTTCAAGTCGGGGTCTTCTTCAGCAATAATTGTTTTGATTTTCTTTACAGCAGAATCAGATATAGTAACCATTATCCCCTCGTCAATGTCAATACTTTTTGCATTTGTTTCTCAATAATTGGACCACGATTCGGCCAGTGAATGTATGGTTGACTTGCTGTCTTGTACAGATTTGTCAGAAATGGCATGATGATCTTCTCTACTTGCTGAAGTCTTGCTTTATACTCTTCAACAGTTTCGTCTTTCTCAGCAATGACCGCTTGATATTCAACTTCATCAACTGTGCTGAAACCGAAATCAAAGGAATCTCCATATTCCTGCATTATTTTTTGTAAATCTATGCTCATAAAATACCTTTTTTTATAAATAGTTGTGGATCGCCGGACTGGAACTCCGCACCCACTCTAACATGAAAGGCCATGTCAGCATGAATATTTATTCTATCTATAAAGCAACAAACAACAAAAATCAAAAAGTTTATATTGGTTTCGATTCTCAGTGGCCTCATAGAAAAAATAGTCACAAGTGTTATCATAAAAAAGGTAATAATAAGTTTTATCGTGCCATTCGCAAATATGGATGGGATTCTTTTGATTGGGAAGTGATATATCAATCAAAAGATTTTGAACACACCCTAAAAATTATGGAATCTTTTTTCATTGAGCAATATAATTCATTTAAAAACGGCTATAATTCAACTCTTGGTGGTGAAGGAACTTTTGGTATAAAAAGAAAAAATCAAAAAGTATCATATAATCATAATGGTTGGGTTGGCAAAAAACACACTGAAGAAACCAAAAAACTTATGTCAGAAAACATGCGTGGAGTAAAAAAACCTAATGCAAATCAAAAAGGTGAAAAAAATAATAATGCTAAAAAAATTCAAACTCCTTACGGCATATTCGGCAGCATTAGTGACGCATCTAAGAAAATAAATGGTTTCACTTATAGTATGATATGGAGTAGGCTACAAAAAAATGAAGACTGGTACTATATCTAATCTATCAACTAGACCAATTTTTTGCGGCGTTAAAGTTTTGTCTACTGAACTCAAGTCTATCTACCAGTTTCAATGCTTTACCAAGATGATCAACTGCAACGAAACCTTCTGGTGCTGTGATACGGAAGCCATCATCTGTGCGAACAAATGTGCCAATACTCTTGATAGTTTCCAACTTGCGAATGATCATCAACTTGGCATCAACAATCAGATTCATCAAGTCGAATGCTAGTTTCAATTGAATCGCATTTGAACGATAGAAACGCATCACTTCATTTTTTTCTTTGATGCGTTTTTGTTTCGTGTCTTCTTTCTTTGCTGCCAGAATTTCTTTGTTCAGTTTTGCTTCTACGTAGTTAATTAACTCTTGTGTATGAACTCTAGTGTCAGCAATCTTTTTACCTTCACGAACTTTTGTGTTATTGAATGTTTTGATCTGTGTAAGAAAAACATCCGATGCAGCAATACGATTCAATGTCAATGCTGGTATCGATTGAAACACTCTGCCAGCGTTTGATAGAATAGATGTAATTGCTGCTGTTTCTTCTTCAGTGAACGTGACAGAGCCAGAAGCATCGGTAAATGAAGCATCACGGAACCAAACATCTTTAGTTGGCTTCAAATGACCAATATCAATGTTGAATGATGCTTTCATTGACTCTAATGTTTTACCAGAGTATGATGTGTGAAACACGACACCAATCTGTGCGGCTGTCATTGCTTGTGCTAACTTAGATTTCGTTGGCACAGCATATACAATTGTGTTTGGCTGAAAGATAATATATTCTTCACCATCAATCTTTTCACGCTTGATATCGCCTTTGCTGAACATCATATCACCCTGTAGTACACCCTTGATGCCTAACTTAGGTAAGAATGCCAAAGCAAGTTTCAATTTTTCATTTAAGCCACTACCAGGATGATTCGCATCGATATCTTCATCAGTATAATTCAATTTTGCATTTTTAGCAAATACTGATTTTGTACCAACAAAGAATTTGCCGTTCTCTGGGTTTGTACCAGCAAAGATAGCAGGAGCGCCATCCCACTTTGTAGTCACATTCATTTTTGAGCCTGTGTGACCAGCAAGCATATTGCGTAAAGAACGGAGAAATTCTATTGCTTCACGTGCGCCTGATACGCCGGCGTTTAATACATTATCTTCAAGATGTTCGAGGTGAACATTCTTGCCTTCTTTACTCTCTTTTAAATATTCCATGAATTTCATTTTTTTGTAAAAGCACCCATCTTTATAAATGCGTTAGTCTTACCTTGTGGATTTTTGCCACCAGTGTCTGTAAAAGTTATATTGCCATCAACAATGATTTGACCGTTTGGTGATTTAAAAATAATGTTTGCGTTGTTTGTTTGTTTGTTGCGTTCAAGTGTCAAAGTAAATTCACTTTGAAGTTGCTCTAACATTTGACGTAGTTCTTTTGATTTTCTAGAAGAAAGCACTTTTTGCTTTTTATCTCCAATAGCAGCATAAAAATCATCTTCACTATCTAAACCCAAAATTTTGAGAACACGTTTATTAATCTCTTCTTTGTTATTCTTGTAGTAACGATTGAAAATGCCTACAATCAGTTCAATAACTTCACCATGTGTCTTCTTAGCATCTAGCCGAGCGGCTTCTTTTGTCTTACCTTTTTCCATTTTTGTTTTGATGATGCCTTGTAGTTCATAAAGGCGATCTAAATCTTTCTTTGAACCATAATCTTGAGCAAATTTTTGTATGAACACTTGAGAGTTTTTAGTGTCGAATGAACCCTCATCATAAAACAAATCTTTAACTAAAGATATAAAAGTTTTGTTTGCTAAGTTTATGTTCGCACTCTTGTATGCTTTTAGTGAAGCACTGATGCGGTCAACAATTTCACGCTTACTCATTTTACCAACAGTAAGAATCAAATCAGACTTGCTGATACCCTTCTCTTCTACACCAGTAAGATGAATGTCGAATTGTAAGGTATTAAAATCGTTGTCGTTCAAAATGACATCATTGAAAATTTGATTAGCCAGTGATGAACCAGCAGATTCCATTCTGGCCATTTCGCCAGGTAAAGCCTTTCTATCTTTGTCTTTCATGTCGGCAGCAAGAATTTCTTTTTTCTTCTGAAGCATTTGCGCTTTAAGCACAGAAGGTTTTGATCGTTCTGTAGTTAGATTGCCTCCGGCTTGTTCAATCAATTTCGACAATTCATACCCTGTCACATATTCAGAGTAATAACCTAGCCGAGACTTCAAATCAATTGTTTCTTCGTTCATCATGTTCATGTTAATTCTCACAGAAATTTTTTTACCAAAATCAAGACTACTTATCGCACTTTTAATTTTATCGACAATTCTTGTGAACAACGATTTCAGAGGCTTCAGAAAATTAAATGAAACTTCTGTTATTAGAGACTTATATGGCTTCATGTATCTTGCCTTCCATACTTTTCTTTAGACATTCTTTGAATTTTATATGTCGAAACATTTTAGATTCAATTCTTTGGTTATTATGTTCACATTTTTTCCATCGACTGGAGCAATATTGAAAGGTGATTTTTTTGCTGAAGGTATTGCAAACTGCATTTCAAATGTAAACTGATAATTGCCGCTTCCTTTATATTGTACACGTGCACGATATGTTGCTTTTGCTGATTTACCAAACATAGGAACATCTTTTAATTTTAATGGATTTTTTGAACCCATCAAATAGAAACCGTGTGTTCCCACATTTACATAGTATGTGGCTTTTTTATTATAATATTGTTCAATTTTAGTTGCTGATATTTCTCCACGAATATCTTTGAACGTATCACGATCACGCTCATATCTTTGTTGCGGTGTCATTTTACCAGCAGTTGTTTCCCATTTTAAATCTTTATCACGTTTATAAGGAATTTCTTTCCATTGTTTCTTAATAATCTCAAACAAACCGACTTCTTCAGCAAGTTCTTTGATGAACATTTTTTCTTCATCATCTTTTTTAATGTCGCCAAATTTCCACGGATTCTTCTTGTCAGACGAATCATACTTCAATACTAAAGAACCAGCGGATGCGGCAGTGATCTTCAATTCACAACCAGCTTTGATTTTTTTATACTCTAACATCAAGTCTGGCTGATCGTGGCCCGCACCAGCTGGAACAAAACTTTTAGGAACTAATCCTATTGGTTTCAAAATCTTTGCAGCATTAATTTCGTATTGAAATCCCTGTTGAGCAGCCATTAAAAAATCTCCTTAATGGCATATTTATACTTTAAAACCTCCGAACTTATTCTTCATTCCAGACTGTCTCTCACGGTCACCAAAACTGTTCAGCGGCTTGTCATCGACTTGTCCGGTGTCTACCAAATCATCTTGAGCCGACTGTTCTACATCATACAGCTTCATCTTGGCTCTGTCAATACCCACAACGAATCTTTTGAAATAGTTGGGATCATTGTAACGATTCTTTAGTTGCTTAATTAGTATCTGATTCAATTGTTGCAACTCTTCGGTACTTATCAAAGCAAACATAAAGTCGGCTGTGGCTGGCAGACCAAACGATTCTGATGTATCTTCCAAGCCTGGATCCGAGCTGGTGAAGCCGCTTCTGGTAGTCTGGGTAGCAGATACTATGGGAACATCAAACTCGACGGCCAGACCCCTCAGTTCTTCTGCAATCGCCTTAACATAAGAATAACTATTTACATTAGCACCAGGCTTGATTCTGGCACTTGCACAAATGTTAAGATAGTCGATGAAGATGATGTCAGGTTTGAAACTCTTTTTTAGTTGTAATTCATTTAACAATGCTCGAAAGTGAAGGGCTGATGCTGCTGCTGTTGGATACTCTTTGATGATAAGTTTACCATGTGTGTTGACTTTGAGTGCGGAGAACTTGCGGTCATAGTCTTGCTTAGAGATTGAATTCAAATCAGCAATATCAATGTTCAGTAGATTCGCATCAATACGTTCAGCAATTCTTTCTTCGGCCATTTCCATGGTGATATACAAAACATTCAGACCTTGGGCTAGACAAGAACCAGCAACGTGACACATGAACAATGATTTACCAACACCTGTACCAGCAAGAGCAATGTTTAGTGTTTTCTTTGGCAAACCACCTTTAGTAATCTTATTGAACAAATCAAGATCAAATGGTATCTTTGTTTCATGGCGATGATAGAACTCAAATCGATTGTCAGAGTCATCGATATAATCGTGACCAACAGACCTATCAAACGACACACCAAGTGCGTCACTCAATAGTTTTGGTATCATACCTTTATCTTCTTTATTTGCCTTATCATCAAGAATGTTAACAGACTTCATGATGGCATTGTAGATTGCTTTGTCTTGACAAAACTTTTCAGTTTGCTTAATAAGCCAATCTATGTCTGTTGGATCGTTTTTCTCAGCGTTAATCTCACGAATCATTTCAACTGCTTTTCTGACCTGGTCTTCAGTCAGTTTACGTGATTCAGTAAAATTGATGACAAGTGATTCGTAGGTAGGAAGATGTTTGAACTGCTCTACGTGGTCGTTGATTTCGTCGAACAGAATTTTTTCTGTTGAGTCTGTGAAGTATTCAGTTTTTATGAATGGAATAATTTTTCTTGTGAAGTCTTCATTGAAAATTAAGTTCTTCAGTATGGTAGTTTCGAGTCTTTTCATCAGGTTTTTCCAAAAGTATTTCTGTCAGAATGTCACCAATCATTGTAACAAATTCTTCATCATTTTGCAAGTCATCTAAATCAAAAGATGATGGATCGATGATGGTGTAATCAAAGGTAAGTCGGGCAAAACTTCCTTCTTCAACGATGTTTGCTTTCCCATATTGATAAACGACACCAGCATACTTTCCTTTCAGTATGCCGATGTCTGTCATGGTGTCTTCTTCAGACGGTAGAAAATGAAAGTCTTCGTCAATCAGATACTTCGGCTTCTTCTTCCACGGTTTCAGTTTCGCCCATAATGCTACTATAAGTGATTTCATATTTCTTCCTTACATATTCTTTAAAACGTTCATCAGCAAGAATATCTTTCCAGAACTCTTCATTCTGCGTATCAGCAAAGCGTTTCTTCTCAAGCACCTCACCAGTTTCTTGATCTACTTTGGCGTACCAACCGTTACTGGGTTTGGATACAAAATTACCTTCGAGTGCAATATCAAGTAGACCAGACCACTTATTAATGCCACCATTAAAAGATACAGTAACAGGTATTTTGGATTTTTCACGAACATATCTACTCTTCTCTACATTGATGATAAAATTGTAGCCGACAATTTCTGTGCCATCTTTGTCTTGTTGACGACCAAGAATCCAAATTGTGTCTGCTGAGTAATAAGAACCTGTGCCACCGCCAACGATGTCTTTCGGGAACATACCAATCTCTTTGTATGTGTGATTGACAACAATCATTGGAATGTCTTTGATTGTCAAATGTGGTGTGACCATACGAAACAATGACTTCATCTGTTTTGCTCGGCTCATGTCAGCAACAGATTTACCTTCAATTGAATCTTCAACTTCTTTCTTTGATGCCAGATTACCAATTGAATCTAGCACGATAATCACTTTGTCAGTCTTTTCAATGTTCTGTAACTGATTCATAATGTCGTGTTTCAATTGTTCAACATCAGTAATTGGTGTGTGTAGCACACGATCAGTATCGATATCAAAAGCATCAAAGTACGATTGTGGTGTGCCGAACTCTGAATCATAAAACAAAACAACAGCATCTTCATACTTGTTCATGTATGATTTTGCCATGAGTAAAGCAAATGCTGTCTTGAAGTGTTTCGATGGACCAGCAAACATCGTCAGACCTGGTGTCAATCCACCATCCAAATTACCTGATAGTGCCACGTTGATGATAGGCACATCAGTTTGAATCATGTCTTTATCTGTAAAGAATTTCGATTTAGAAAGTATCGACGTTTCTTTGATTGTCGATGCCTTCTTTAGTTTATCAAGTACGCTCATTCATATCTCCAATATCTGCAATTTTGTCTTTGGGTATAACCGTGTGTTTATCGTCTACAAAGAACGATTCTAAACTACGTGTGGGTGTGCTGTCAAGTTTTTTCTTCTTTACAACCTTTTTGATCGGTTCAATTTCACCTTTGTCTTCCTTGATTCTACGGTATGTTTGATTTGCTGCTATCAATAACAATACTGCCAAAGGATCAAACACAATTATAATAATGAAGATGACCAGTCGAACTGCTTTATCAATCAAGTCACGATCTTGTGTGCCATAAACTACCTCTGCCACATACTTTATAGGGCCCAGGTCTGACTCAGCCTTTCTAACTTCCAACGATAAAGGGAGTTTCTCTTCCGTGAGTAATTGTATTTCTTTTTGAAGCCTCTTAGTCTCAGCAATGATTCTCTCACGGTCTTTCTGTTGGGCTTTGCGTATCTGATTAGCCCTCTCTGCGCCCCTTTCGTCTTTCGATCTGCCCATAATTTGATCGACAGCTTCATCATACTGAGCAAGGTTCTTGTTGTTCCTCTCAATCTGCGATTGAATAACTTTGATCTTTTCATCATAGATTTCTACCTTTGCTGCTTGTGGTGCTATTGTGCTTGAATGTTCAATGTGTGCCTTTGAAAGATAACCAAAGATACCCATTGATGTGATTGCCATCAACAACACTACAGCAATGAGAAAATAAAGTTTGAGTGCTGAGAATGTTGTTTTCCAATGATTGTATACCCAGGACACAGTTACAAGTTTTGCTGCTTCAAGCACAGATCCCATAATGATGATAGGCCAGTAAGAACCTGGAAATATCTGAGCAAGACCTATCACTGAATAGTATGCTGCGATACCAGACAGTGCAATTGCGGTTAGAAATGGCAGTATTACGTGTGTCATCCGAAGAAAGATTCAAGTGTATATTGCTTTTCAGTTTCCCAACCAATACAATCGAGAATCAATTTAATTGGATCAAGAAAAGTTTTATCGAACTGTGTTTCGTAATCAATGTATTCCTGTAAAGCAAACTCTTTAGGCAATCTTGTTGGAAATGAAACTACCATATCTCTGAAAGGATTCGGTGTTTTGAGATATGTGAACTTCAACTTTTCACCCTCTTGTATCAAAGGATACTTATTCACCAAATTATGCTGCTTCAGAAAATGATTGTACAATATCGCACCCTTGACATGAATCGGTGTGCCTTTCTTGTATATTGTAGCAGAATCAGCATACTCTTTCAAGCCATTACAACCACGTGGAAAAGAAATATCTTCAACAGGTAACTTACGAAACTCTTCTCTAAAGTCGGCAATGAATTTTTGAACAGTTTCTTCATCGGTGTTTACAATCAAATCGACCAGTTTGTACATCTTTCCACGAACAACAGTAGGAGTTGATGACTTGACCATCTCAAGACCCATAACCTTGAGTTTTGGTTTGGCATACTGAACACCTTCGTTGTTGTACACATTCAGAATATAACGTTTCTTTGCTGTCCAAATACCTTTATCGGACAAGCCTTCACGTTTCATTTGCATCTTTTGGTCGAACGCATGAACATATTCAGCAAGGCTTTGATAACTCTGATCAATGTATGATTGTATCTTCTCTTCACAGATTTTGTCCATGAAGGCGATAACTTTCTGAGTATCTGGTTTTTCTTTATACACAGAGTCAACCAATGGACCAAGATTGAGATAGATCGAATCTGTATCTGAAGCAATAACATAGTCTTTATCAGTTTTTAATAATTTGTTTAGATATTCGTTGAGTTTGTTTTCAATCCAACGAATCGACAATTGACCGGCTTGTGTAATCGCAAGTGCTTGTCTCAAATCATAGAACCGAAAATACTGTGAACCCATCGCACCATAAGCAGAGTTCAATGAAACTTTTTTAGCCAATTGTAGATTATCATATCTGGCAATCAACTTTTCAATTTCTTTTCTTTTGTTTACATCTTTTTCATTTTCATAATCTTGTTGTGCCTTCAACATTTCTTTTTTGAATTTCTTTCGATCTTCATACATCTCAATCATCATCGCTGGCAGAAAACCTTGTTTGTCTGTGCGGAAGAATTGACCATTTGGCGTAATCGTCATTCCTTTCAATACACTTGTATCAAGTTTTCTGTCGAGCAAACTTTCTACTGACGCTTGACCAGCTAGTTGTCTCATTTCATCGGTGTATTCATCTTTCTCTACGATTGTTTCGGGCGAAAGATTGTACTGCATGATCAAATGTGGATACAGACTGTTCAAGTCAAAACTGGCAACCCAGTTGTGTAAACCAATCTGTGGTTCTTTGACGTAAGCACCCTCAAAGGCTTCATTCTTCTTGGCAACACGGCGTGGTGGTACAACGATCTTGCGCTCAAGCAAATAGTTATATATCAGTGCATCCCACATTCTTGTTTGAGCAAAGATGTCATCATAATTTGTTTTGGTGTCATAGGCTAGAGTCAATGCCAATTCAATCAACTTCAACTTATCTTCAAGTTTCAACACAAGATGTACGTCTTTGATGTTATACTCAATAAACTTTTGATGATCAAGTTTGTAAAGTTGATGTAGACTGTCATACTCATCATAAGACAGTTTACTCTCACCAAGTTCTACACTAGCAACAGTATCAAGACGATAGTTTTCAATATTTTTGCCACCAGGCGCATACCATTGATACAATTCAAGATAGTCAAGAATAGAGATGCCAATCAAATCGTAAACAATCTGTTCTTTACCTTTGAACATGGTCTTTCTTTCAGAATAGACAGACCATGGCGATAGCTTGTTTACTACATCATCGCCAAATAAACGTGTGAAACGATTGACAAGGTAAGGAACATCAAAGAACTTGATATTCCAACCAGTAACAACGTCAGGGCAATTGCTTGACCAAGCAGCAATGAACCGTTCACAAAGATCGATTTCATCTTCGCAGCGAATGTATTTTTCTTCACCTTTTACCTCATAATCACCATAACCATAAACTGTAGTACCGCCATTCAATTCATGAATAGCGATTGCTGTAATAGGCTCTGTAGCCTTGTATGGATCAGGAAATCCATTTTCAGAACCAACCTCAATGTCTATGAATACGACAGAGAGATGAGAAATATCCCAATCAATAATGCCTCTAAAATTGTCAGCAATGAATGCGTATTCATAGCGTGTATTGCCGTAGATTTTAAAGTTTGAAACATCTTCATAACGTTTGACAAAATCACGTGCCTCCCGAATAGTATCAAAAGTCATAGGCTCTAATGGCTCATTGAATAATGAATGCCACTGAGATGATTTATTGGATTGTACAAACAAAGACGGAGAGTATTTGACTTTGCTCTTTACTCTCCGCCCGTCGCTGTTTACTCCACGAAAAAGAATGTTATTACCGTGGACACAAACATTTGTATAATATTTTGACATTAAATTTTCAAACCAGCAGGTGCGATTTCAATACGGCTGAACATTCGTGTGTATTGTGCCAATAGATCGTCAACTGGTGTATTAACAGTTAAAATATCATCATACTTGAAATTGATGCCTTTGTCAAATTCTTCAACAAAAGCCAGATAAGGTGCAAATCCAATTCCACCAGAATCATTCGCAGCACGTGGTGGTACAGGAATTACCTGCATAGGATTTTTAAGTGTAAAACTGATACCATCATCATCAGTTACTTCACCGATGACAGTTTGATGCGTTCTAAATGTGAAACATTTTACGTTACTCATACAGTTACCCTTGTAGTTGGTTCATAAACATCAAGTGTTACCCACTTTTTTGGAAACAACATTTCACGACCAACAAAGTCGGCAATGTTATATGTTGGATCATCAACAAGACCGATCAATTCAATCTTGTTATCAAACTCCCGCATTACAAGATCATACTTGTATGCTTTGGAGATTTTAGGATTGGCTTCTGCCAATTGTTTTGCTACTTTTGTAATATTGCTCATCATTTACTCCTCGTTATACTGAACGACTTTGACATCACACTTTTTGAGAAAATTAATACCGTTTTCACTTCTGTATGCGTTTTTGTAATAGACCTCCTTAATGCCCGACTGATATATCATTTTAGCACATTCTAAGCATGGTGCGTGTGTAATAAACATTGTTGCCGCATCACTTGTGTTTGTTGACCGAGAAACTTTCGCTATAGCATTAGATTCGGCATGAAGCACCTCTGGTTTGGAAATTAGTTTTGACCAACCGTGAGCAGTTTCGGTATATCCACGAAGCAACATATGATCATCAGTTTCTCGACATTCTTCTTTGAGAATGTATTCGATCTCTTCACAGTTATTATCCCAACCGGATGGCATACCGTTATAACCGATGCCGATGATTGTGTTGTCTTTGACGATTACACAACCCACTTGTAATCTTTTTGCGGTAGAAAGTTCAGCATACACACTGGCTGCTTTCATATGGGCTTTTATATATTTTTCTTTCATAATAAGTAAGC